GCCCTGTATCTCGGCCTAGCGGCCGAACTGGTTCTCAATCACGTAGTGCGGAATTTGTAATGCGGCCCGCTGTTTCACCCTATAGGGGACAACCAAGGGGTCCCTCCAACCCTTGGCCCTACGCAAAGTCCCCCCCAATATCCCTGCCGTGATACCCCTTTGGGGTTCTTAGCAATCCACGTCATACATGGATTGCATCACTTCCTGGGAACGCTCGCTGATAAATTGTCCCAGGGTGGCATTACGGATATCTTTCTCAACCTGCTGGACAGCATGCTGGTCCACGCCATAAACCTGCATGATGTCATCGTACGTGGCCGAACAGGGGCGAAAGGGCTGGTGTGATTTTCGCAGAACATCAACCCTCCGCTCTCCACGATCATAATATGGTCTAGTGCCCTCAGTGAGCTGCAGTACTCTGCGCGCCCAGGCGTCAGCTATTGGAAGTCCAACAGCTGGCCCGGTTTGTGTGGCGCCGCCTAACAAGGACAGCGCCGTACCTCTTGCCCATGCACGACTCTTGCGTTCGGACAAGTTGGCATGGATGGACCATCCGACCTTATAGGCAAATCTGCCCAAAGTTGGCCTGAACGTCCACTCCATCATGCCAAAGGAGCCATAGTACGGCTCACAAGAATACCCGCGCATTCCTGAAAACTCAATAAGACACCAGTCCTCTAACCTAGCTTTCGTGATGGTCATTTCAAACCCCAATGTGAGATATGCGGCTCTCATTGAGGATTCCGTGGTGTTGCTCGCCACCAACACCACATCATCACCGTTCACCATGACACCAAACAATTTGATGCCACAGGTGTTGGCGACATCCATGGCCAAAATCAGGCTGACAAGACTATCACCACTAGATGTGTCTTGACTTCCTGAACGCACTCCGCTTGGCAAGTGGACTTTAGCTCGTGCTCCATCCTCGACTTTTATGGGAGCTCCGATCCTCTGTGCTAGGTACCGGTTGACTGCAATTAGGTTGGAGTTACTGACTCTGCCTTTCAGTAACGCCAAATGTGCCCTGCGCAACGTGTCCTGCATCCCGGCGGAGACACTCCCGTCAAAGTTTGAAGCATCGAGGCTATAGACCACAATGTCGTGTCCTTTTCTTCGTCCCAGATTGGCGGCGAGCTCTACGAACTCGGCACAATCTTCTGGAGTATGCCCTGATGCATACATCACTGGAACGGGAAAAGGTACCCATCCGGCCCGTTGTTGCCCACCGAGAGTTTCGAGAGAGCGTCTGGATGCTGCCCTAAGTGCTTCCCCCAGCTGACCAAGGTAGTGCCCCTCAAACCCCCTGGCAGTCCACGAAGGACATATTATAACCCGTGGTTTGAACGCACCTCCCAGACCCTCAGTGGGGTCTTTGGCGGCCTTTTCTAGCTTTGGGAAGGAACCATATGCTGGAATGCACTTATGATAATCGTGTTGTTCCAGCAGGGCACGCTCCGCAACCGTGTACTTACTGAGAAACTCCCCATAGAGGTCGTCTGGATCTTTGACCTGATTTCTCAGTGAGCGTACGGTCTTTAGGCAGGACTCAACGATGTCCGCCCGCGGCTCCACTGCATCTCTGGCCCTCAATATACCTGGTACCAGGCGTCGACAAATTCCAGCCATAAGGTTGCAGGCACAAGCGCGAGCAACCACCAGATTTGAAAACTTGCCTGGACACAACAGGCCTATCCCGTATAGGGCCAGCCCAGCTGGGGGTTCACCCACGCATCCGTCCACTCCGCCAACAACCCTAAAATGCTCCTCGATTCGGGCAATGGCGGGCCATGGATCCCCATCCATGACACAGCAGCCTTTTATCTTGAAGACGGATTGCTTGCCCCTACTGACCACCTGTGGCAATTCCAGTGCTGCTACGAGGAACGGCTCCCACGCTAACGCGAGAGCATTGTAAGCCGCATGAATCAATATCGCTGGCCCCAAACGTGCGTATCCCCACAACCAGTGTAGGAACAACACAACATAGGCCTCGGGTTCTCTACGATTGTCGCGTTGCCACCACTCAAAGAGTGGGAGCAAGACCCAAATTGCTGGATGCTGCTTCTTCAGCACTTCCTCAACAATTGGAGCAACAAAAAGCACCCAGAACAATGCGACATGATCATTTGGTATGTTCGCCGCAAACAGTGCCGCTGTTAGGCCCCGTGCGCATAACACGGCACCCAACATGGTCAGAAACAAGGGCACCCAATGTAACACAGCGGTGCCAGCCCACATCACAATCATTTCCCAGTATGACTCCAGCAGCACAAATGCCTCGACAACTGTCAAGTCATAATGATACCACAGGCTGCCCACCGTGAAAGACGTTAGACCAGCCATAATGAGCATGGTCTTGTGGATTGCTGGCTGCGTGATTACAACTGTCGCCAAATTCCAATCTATGTTAAGTTCACCCACCTGCCTCAAGCGCCGCTCAACGGCAACTTGACCAACCTCCTCGCGGCGGTTGAGACTCTCCAGCGCATCATGCACTGCGGCATTCAAGACCACGTCCGCCGGAGCACCCAATAGTGCACCCGGGTTCTCTCGCATCCAGCCATTTGCTTCCTTAAACAGGACGTTTCTGGTTCTTTGCGAGTAATCCATGGTCATCGCCTTGAGTCGTAAATGTGTGCGCATGACATGTGGAATAGTAACGACAACCCCCTGTGAATAATGTGTGGGGGCGTAATCACCCGGAAATACCACGTTATGGGACCCCTGTGGCATGAGTGACGTATAATGAACGTCATACTCACGCCTCATACCACCCGTCCAGCAAAACCACCTGAACTTTGAACGAGACACACGAAGTATCACGCCCATAGAAGTTCTCTGCACTACGTCAACGTTCAGCAGGACGCTACCCAATAAATAACGGACTATCAATGATCTCCGCATCACAATGGGCCACAAGTCCGGGTCATCATAGTGACCTGATGCCCCAACGACATCCACTTGTGTTCGCATCCTACCTCCGCGCACGTATTTCTTGTAGGTGCCTTCACCGTAAGGTAATTGGCCGCCATCTCCAGGGTACAACCGTACCGACATGAGCAATTGGGCGCGGGTGGACTGCAACATGGGTACCAGCGGGGCTACCTTGTCCAGCTCCTCATACAATGCGTCAACAGCGAGGTAAACCTCGGCCTTGACGTGTTTGCACTCTTGCAATGGACACGGACAACCACGCGGCCCCCCGGTATTTCGGTT